ATCACCCTTACAGTTGACGACGACGGCGATACAGTATTTGCACCGCTTCTCGGTCACGAGATTGACTCAGTATCAGGCGTTATGATCAGAAATAAGAATGACGTACCGCCTTACGTTGGTGTTGGTCGTATCATCAACAAAATGAAGAATGGCGCAAGGCTTTTCAAAGTCGAATTTCTCTCAAAGGTAAAATTCGGCGAGCCTTCTCAGGAATCAAACACACACGGCGAGACAACTGAGTTCGGTACTCAGCAGATAGAAGGAACTATCGCAACACTTGATAGCGGCGAGTGGAGTAAAACAAAGACATTTACAACACATTCAGCTGCCCTTGAATACCTTGCAAGCTGCTTCGGTCAGACAATTACTGCTGAAACCTTCTCAGGAGACGGCACAACTGCCGCTTACACGCTTGCACATACTCCGGCAACAATATTCACCGTAACAATTAACGGTGCGCCTACAACAGCGTATAGCGTCTCAGGAACAACGCTGACATTTGATTCAGCTCCTGCAAACGGAGCAGTCGTATATATTTCATACGGCTATAACGCATAATATGAAAATGGGCTGGGGTAATCTCAGCCCATAAACAAAATAAAAGGAGAATTATTATGAAAGATTTTTATACCGAGTTAGAACTCAACGGCAAGAAATTTCTTTTATGCTTCGATCTTAATGTTATGGAAGCAATACAGGCAGAGTACGGAACAATCGACAAATGGACTAACCTCACGTCACCAATGAAGGGTGAAGCTGACGCAAAGGCTATTATATTCGGCTTTACAGAAATGCTGAATGAAGGTATAGACATCAGCAACGAGCAGAAAGGAACTGACGAAAAGCCGCTTACACGTAAGCAGGTCGGCAGAATGATAACGCAGCTCGGGCTTGAAAACGTAGGTACAAAGCTTGGCGAAGCAATCTCCAAAGCAAATAAAGACGAATCAAAAAACGAGTAATCCACTCAGACGACGAGATCGAGCCATATATCGAATTTGAGTGGTTTTATATTATCGGCTTAAAAATGGGATTTACTCAGAGAGAAATCGGACATATGACTGTCCGAAAGTTCTCTCGTTATCATAAAGCATACAAGCAGAATTTTGACACAGAATTATGCTTGTTATTACAGCGAAAAACATACGGACAACTTGAACAAGAAATGGTTGACGATGAAGACTGGATAAAGTAAGGAAGGGGGGACGTTATGGCTTTTGGCGGTGTAATCAAACTGCAAGGCGAATCAGAGTATCGAGCTGCATTAAAGCAGATTCAAAACAGCTTGACTGTCGTCGGCTCTGAAATGGCGAAAGTATCATCACAGTTTGCAAAAGGCGAAAAGTCTGTACAATCTCTTACCGCCGTTAATGAGGTATTAAATAAAAAGCTTGCAGAGCAGCAAAAGGCGTTTACGGCAGCCAACAAAATGCTGTCTGAAGCGCAGTCAAAGTATGCCGAAAGCTCAAAGTCTGTACAGAGCTGGGAACAGAAGCTGGCAGACGCTAAAAAAGCACTCGAAGCAGCTAAGAACAGCACAACAGCAAGCGCAGAAGAAATTACAAAGCTTGAACAGAACGTCAAGGAATGTGAAAAGGGCTTGGAAAATGCCAATGCTGAGAATGAAAAGTACGCAACTACTGTCCAGAAGTGGCAGACAGAGCTGAACAGAGCTGAAGCAGCAGTAAACAAGACCACCAGAGAAATTGACGACAACGAAAAGGCTATAGACAAAGCTGAAAAAGGACTCAATGAAGAAACGTCTGCATTGGGCGAAAATTCTTCAGCACTCAAAGCTGACGGAGCAGCAGCAGAAGAAGCCGGAGAAAAGCACAGCGGCTTTGCAGAAAAGCTCGGCAAGGTTGCAAGCACTCTCGGCAAGACAATGGTCGTATCGGCAGCGGCAGCAGGCACAGCCGTTACGGTCCTTACAAAGAAATGCGTTGAGAATTACGCAGAATATGAGCAGCTTGTCGGCGGTGTAGAAACTCTTTTCGGCACTCAGGGAATGAGCTTGGAAGAATACGCAAAGTCCGTAGGGGAAAGCGTTGATGAAGTCAAAGGCGAATATAGTTCTCTTGAATCAGCTCAGAATACTGTGCTTGAAAATGCAAATAACGCTTTTAAGACAGCAGGAATGTCCGCAAATGAATATATGGACACCGTAACAGGCTTTTCTGCTTCTCTTATATCCTCACTTGACGGCGATACAGTAAAAGCCGCACAATACGCAGACAGAGCTATTACGGATATGTCAGATAACGCAAATAAAATGGGAACTGACATAGCGTCAATACAAAATGCGTATCAGGGATTTGCAAAGCAGAATTACGGTATGCTCGATAATTTAAAATTGGGCTACGGCGGCACTAAGGAAGAAATGCAAAGGCTAATTCAAGACGCTTCAAAACTTACCGACGTGCAGAAGGAATTGGGCGTTACGGTTGACGCTAACGATATGAGCTTCGCAAATATAGTCAATGCTATTTCTGTTATGCAGAACAAAATGGGAATTGCCGGAACTACTTCAAAGGAAGCTGCTTCGACAATCTCAGGCTCAATCGGTATGATGTCAAGTGCTTGGACGAACTTCCTTACAGGTATGGCTGACGATAACGCAGACTTTGACGCACTTCTCAAAAATCTCGTTGATTCTATCACGACCGTTGCTGAGAATATCATACCGAGAGTTGTTGCAACAGCTCCACGCCTTGTTGAAGGAATATCACAGGTTGCAAAGACTCTGGCTGCACAATTACCAGCTATTTTGCAAGGACTTGCGCCTGCACTTCTTACCGGTATTCAGTCCCTGATTGAAACTATCTCAACAGGGTTGCCTGATTTTATCAAAATCGTTTCTGATCTTATCCCACAGATAGCAGATACGTTGCTGTCAATGCTTCCAATGCTTATTGACGCAGGCGTGCAGATCATCACCCAGCTTGCAATTGGTATCGGTAACGCTGCACCGACTCTGCTTCCAAAGATAACTGATATTATTATCAGCATAGTTGACAAGCTCGTGAACAGCGTGCCGGAGATCATCAACGCAGCCGTTGTCCTTTTATCAGGAATAGTGCAAGCCCTTCCGGACGTTATCAAGAAGGTAGTCGCAGCCCTTCCGACATTGATAAACAGTTTAGTGAAAGCCCTTGTTGACGGACTTCCGTTAATCATCAACGGAGCTGTAGAAATGCTCAACGGAATTGTTGAAGCGTTCCCTGAGATCATTCAAACAATAACAGAAAACCTGCCGCAGATCATCGAAGGAATTGTCAATGGATTGATACAGGGAATACCGCAGATAATTCAAGGTGCTATTGTTCTATTTGCTGCAATTCTCGAAGCGCAGCCGGTAATTATTAAAGAACTTATCAAGGCAGCACCCGAGATTGTAAAGGGCATTGTAAAAGGCTTGATTGCTGGTATTCCTCAGCTGTCAACGTTTACGACAAAATTCAAAAATGTATTCGTAAAGCTATTCACCAGCATAGCGAATGTTGTTACAACCGTGTTTGGCAAGCTTAAAACGGTCGTACTCGCCGTTTGGGAAGCTATCAAGACAGGAATAACCCATATTATTGAAGCCGTAAAAAACGTCATTACAAACGCTGTGAACGCTATCAAAAATATAGTTACGACTGCCTTTACAGCTATCAAGGATTTTGTGCTGAATATCTGGAACGCTATCAAGACAGGTATAACTGTAATAATAACAGCTATAAAAGATACGATCAGCAACGTTGTAAACGTAATCAAGACAACAGTTGAAAACGTATTCAACGCCCTGAAAACAGCTGTCGAAACTGTTTGGAACGGAATCAAAACGGCTATCATAACACCAATTACAGCAGCAAAAACAGCTGTTGGAAATACTGTAGACGGAATCAAAACAAAGCTCGAAGGCGTGTTCAATGCTTTAAAAACTACAGTAACGAACATCTGGAACGGCATTAAAACAGCCATAACAACACCAATTGAAGCCGCTAAAACAGCAGCAGGAAACGCTGTAAACGGAATCAAAAGCACAGTTACAAGCGTCTTTGAAGGGCTTAAAACTACTGTAACAAACATCTGGAATGGTATCAAGACAGCTATAACAACACCGATTGAAGCTGCCAAAAATACAGCAACGAATGTTGTTGACGTTATAAAGAATACTATAGCGAATTCTTTCAGTAGCTTGAAAGGAACTGTTGAGAACATCTGGAACGGTATCAAGACTGCAATAACAACACCAATCGAAGCAGCTAAGACCGGAGTTAAAAATGCTATTGATAAAATCAAAGGATTTTTCAATTTCGAGTGGAAGCTTCCAGATATTAAGCTGCCGCACTTCAGCATAAAGGGCGAATTTAGTCTGAAACCGCCTTCCGTACCACATCTTTCCGTTGATTGGTACGCCAAAGCTATGAAAAAGCCTATGCTGCTTGACAATCCTACTATCTTCGGTATGCAGGGCAATAAGTTGCTTGGAGCAGGTGAAGCAGGCTCTGAAGTCGTTTCAGGAGCTGACACACTTATGACTATGATAAAAGACGCAGTTGTCTCAGCAAATAGCCTGAGAGATTATGTCGGCGGCATACCAGCAACAAACGCCGGTGCTGTAAGATCATACGACAGCGGAGTTGAATATCGTAGTATTATATCAGCTTTCAAAGAAGCATTACGAGAAATGAAGGTCGAAATGGACTCAGACGAAATGGGTAGATTCGTTGAACGTACCGTAGCCGACGCAATATATACGTAAGGGGGCAATCGAATGAATTATATCATACTTAATGGAGTGAAAAGCACTCAGATTCAAGGGCTTATGATTCAATCGTTGCCCTTTATTTCAAAACCGCAAATGAGAACACAAATTGAGACTATAGACGGACGCGACGGCGATATAGTTACAAAGCTTGGTTATGCTGCATATGATAAGCAGTTATTAATCGGACTTCGAGGGGATTTCAACATCGACGAAGTGATCTCGTATTTTAACAGCGACGGTGTTGTAACATTCTCCAATGAAGACGATAAATATTATAAATACCAGATACTTGAAGCTGTCAACTTTGAAAAGCTGATAAGATTCAGACAGGCAACTGTAACGCTGCACGTACAGCCCTTCAAATACTCATTATCCGAAGGTGAACTCGACTATCCTATCAGGAATAATGCTGAAATTGTAGTACATAACAGCGGAAATATATTTTCAAAGCCTGTTATAACTCTTTACGGCTCAAACACTTGCGGAGTATATCTCAACGGCTCGCAGGTATTTTCTATTGCTATGGGCGTTAACGACTCTATCACTATTGATACCGAAGCTCTTGAAGCGTATAAAGGAACTACGCTGAAAAACAGAATTGTTACAGGAAACTATGACAAATTCTATCTGCCTATTGGTCCAAACGTGATAAAGTTCTCCGGCAACGTTACACAATGCACGATCAAGAACTATTCGAGGTGGCTATAATGAATGTTAATCTGAAGAAAATAGATATAATTGAACCTGCTGTGAAAATTAATACTGAGCTTAAAACTATTGTCGGACCAGCTCCACCTGAAGAAAAATTTATTGGTGCTGGTAATGCAATTTGCATACTTGACAGCCTTCTTTTCGCTCAATTAGTAAACGCTGAAGAACTTCAGGAAGGAGAATGAAAATGGCAATTACAAAAACGTATATTTCAAGCGTAACTGATCTTTACAATTGGCTTAGCGCCAATGGTGCTGATTTTTTCACAAGCTATACACAAGGACAGTATAGTGTCGAATGCTATATTGGTGAGAAAATGGTTATTGAAATTGGTTTGTATATGTCCAGAAATAGCGGCTTCGACGGTGTTGAAATTAATACAAATACCAATCTCACGCAGCATATAAGCGGAGAATACGGAACACAAACAATAAAATGGGCTTATAAGACTAAAACATCTCTTGCATTTACCACAGTAAATAGCGGTAGTGAAATATCATTTTCAATTATTATCACTAAGGATAATAATGGCGATATTTCGTTAGTAGTAGTTAATAAATTTATTCCTAATTTGAGCGCAGCAAATACAGTTTATGCAATAAGTATGGAATCTGAAGCTATTCAAACCGTAGGGCTGTTACCTAACACTGGAAAATCAACAACCGCATTATGCCCTCTTATAATCTCCGGAGCGTCATTCCGATATTTGCCGAACGTTTACTATATGCCATTTTCACAATATAGCATTGAAGGTCAATTTTTAATTGATAATACTGTATATTTGTGCAATGGAATTATAGCAGTCAAAGACGAATACAGGGGGTAAAATATTATGCTGAAAAATATAGATATGATACGTGGCGATACTCTCAACATACAGTTTGAAATTTTATCAGATACTGTGCTGGACCTTACGAGTGACGACTTCCAGATCACATTTTCGCTGAAGCGTTTGGCAACAGATAAGGCGTATGTATTCCAGAAGGACAAAACCGCAGTCGTATCACCAGCCGAGAACGTGTTTATTCTCAGAGTAGCACCAGAAGACACGGTTGATCTTATTCCCGGCTATTATTATTACGATTTACAGCTTAATATCGGAGACGATGTTTATACAATCCTGATTGGAAAGTTACAGCTTGAAATTGACATAACCAGACCGCCTGTTATTATCCCTGAATTCCCTTATCCGGATATAAACGACGACGGCATTGTCAATTCGACGGACGCTTCTTTGGTGTTTCAAGCTTATACGAATATTTCTTCCGGTCAGCCTTCAGGATTGTCACCTGCTCAGGAAAATTTGGCTGACTGCAATCGTGACGGATATATTACAGCAGACGATGCTTCGCTTATTCTCTCATATATCTCGAAGGTGGCAGCCGGAATGTATAATAATAATCAGGCAGGCTGGACAGAGTTTATGACAGAAATATATTTGACGCAGGGGTGATGAACTGTGATCAAAATATTCGGGCAAACCGATACTGAATTCAGCTCGAATGGCGATAAAATCCTTCAGGCTACAAAATGTAAAGTTTTCAAAAGGGACAACGGCGAATATTATGTCGATATTGAATGTAGTTCAGACTATGCCGAATACATCAAGAGCAATAATATTGTCGTATGTCCTACGCCTACAGGTGAACAGCCTTTTCGATTCTTGAATCCAGAGATCAATAAAACGAAAATCAAAGTCAAGGCAAAACACCGTTATTATGACTCTGAAAATTATCTGATAAAAGACTCAAACGTGGTCGATAAAAACTGCAATCAAGCACTTGAACACCTGAACGCCGCTACAGACAATGAAAGCCCATTTACAACGCTTTCAGATGTTACGAGTATAAATTCATTCAGGTGTGTGCGAAAGTCTCTTAATGAAGCCGTAAACGTCGTCCTTGAACGTTGGGGCGGTCACCTTGTACGAGATAATAATATTATCGCTATAAGATCATCAATCGGAGCTGACAACGGCGTTACGATCAGATACGGAAAAAATCTGAAGGAAATCCAGAAAACTGAGGATTGGAACAACGTCGTAACGAAGCTCCTGCCTGTCGGTAAGGACGGATTGACGCTTGATGAAGTATATCTCTATTCAGAGACGCAATACGATATTCCGTTCACAAAAACGGTGTCCTTCACTCAGGAAATTGAGAAGGCAGAAGGCGAGACTGACGACGCATATAACTACAGGCTGCAAGAGGATTTGAGACAGCAGGCAACAGCGTATTTGGCTGAGAACTGTGTTCCGAAGATCAACTATACTGTCAAGGCTAATATCGAAAAAATAACTGACATTGGAGATACTATTGACGTTATAGACGAGACGCTCGGAATCAATCTTACAACACACGTTATTGCATTCGAGTACGACGCTATTCTCGGGAAGTTTTCACAGGTAGAATTCGGAAATTCAAAAGAAAAGTTGTCAAACCTTATGACAACTGTCTCGGCTAATACCAGCAAGCAGATAACGGAACGAGATCAGGAACTGTCTGTAAAGCTTTCTGAAGAACTCTCAGCAGCAGCAGACAAAATATGGAACGCACTCGGTAATTCTTACTGTATTTACGAAGGCAATCAGATACTTGTTGTTGATAAGCTTCCGAAGGAAGAAGCAACCAACGTTATGCGTATCAATTCTGCCGGTATCGGCTTTTCAACTACAGGAATAAACGGAACATTTACGTCAGCTTGGACCATAGACGGCACACTCAATATGCAGGCGATAAACGTTATAAATCTTGTCGCCGATCTTATCAAGGGTGGAACGCTGAAGCTCGGTTCAAACCTTAACGAATACGGTCAAATTCAGATATACAACGAAGCAAATACGCTTATCGGCAAGTTTGACAAAGACGGCGTTATTTTATACGGCACAAATGGAACATATCTCGTTATGAATCCAGTCGTCGGCTTTGCTGGCTATGATTCTGACGGAAATCTCACTTTCTGGGTATCTGAAGACGAATTTCATATGAAAAAATCAGTAGTCGAAGAAGAAATAACGCTGTGTAACAAGGTTCGTTTTATTCCGATAACTTTATACGATACAGACGGCACAACCGTAATAAATGACGGTATCGGGCTTGTATCGACGAACTAAAGGGGTGATATAATGGCAAGCTCCGGCAGCTTTAATACGACAGGCTATCAAGGCAGATATTTGACGTTTGCTTGGTCGGTATCGTCTCAGAGTGTAGCCAATAATACAACGACAATTGCTTGGACCTTAAAGGGAGCAGGCACAGCAAGTTCGAGCTGGTACAGGGCTGGCAATTTTAAAGTCGTTATAAACGGCTCGACTGTATATTCATCATCAACGAGAATACAGTTATATGACGGCACTCTGGTTGCTTCAGGTAATTTCACTATGACGCACGATACTGCCGGAAATAAGACGTTTTCTGCGTCTGCTGAAGCCGGTATCTATACAGTAGCTGTCAATTGCTCAGGCTCTGGCTCGTTTACGCTTCCTCAGATAGCAAGGGCGGCAAAGATCACGTCTGCACCTAACTTTACGGATATACAGAATCCGACGATAAATTATCAGAACGCTGCCGGTAATAACGTAACAACTTTACAGGCTTGTATATCGCTTACAGGCAGCACGGATAATATATCGTACAGAGATATACCGAAGACAGGAACGTCGTATACGTTCAATCTTACAGAAGCTGAACGAAACGTCCTCAGAGCAGCCGCACCAAACTCAAATACGCTCTCGGTTATATTCTACATCAAGACAATTATATCCGGTCAGACTTACTACGAGACAGCAACCAGAACAATGACGATTGTAAATGCTGCACCTACAATGGCAAGCCCGACATATCAGGACAGCAACAGCACGACGACTGCTATTACTGAGGATAATCAAAAAATCATTCAGAAGCAGAGCAGCCTGACAATTGCTATACCAGCAGCAACAGCGTTGAAATACGCAACAATAACGAAATATCAAGTTACTATAAACGGAGTAACAAGGGAACAGACAGCAGCAGGAAATATGAACTGGGGCGTTCTCGATGTATCTCAGAACATAGCTGCAACGATCAAGGCTATTGACAGCAGGGGCAACAGCGTAACAAAGTCAATGCAGATCACCGTTGAAGCTTGGCAGCAGCCGTATGCAGTCATATCTTGCAGTCGTGAAAACAACTTTTACACGGATACTGTTTTGAACGTCTCTCCGACTATTTCAAGCCTGTCCGGTAAAAATAGTGTAACTATATCAGAACAGCATAAAAAAACGTCTGAGAGCGCATACAGCACGCCGACAGCCGTTTCTGCGAATACTGATACAACAATACAGCTTGACAACCATTATGACTGGAACGTGAAAATTATAGTGTCCGACCGGTTAGCGTCAACGACGTATAATATCATAGTTCAGAAGGGTATGCCAATCGTATATTTTGACAGGCTGAAAAGCTCCACAGGCTTTAATTGCTTCCCGACGAAACCAGATAGCGTTGAATCGCAAGGGCTTGCACTCGACGACGTTATATATATAGGCTCTCAGCAGCTTTACGACCGGTACGACTTTACAGCAGCAGCAGGAACTGTCTCGCTGATAGGTGCATACGATTATAGACTTGTCGAAGGCATTTTCAACGGTATCACAGTACCGGACGCATACGAGAAAGCATACAGACTGACAGCACAGATAACGACGAATAATAGTAATCACATTGGCGCAGATATAGGCGGTATGTCCTGCTCCGGCTGCACTTGGAGTGGTAACACCTTCCTGACATTAATATCGAGTGGAATAGTCAAGGAATCTGATTTGACACTTGAACCTGTATTCAATTACAGCAGCAGGAACGGACTGAATTTGAAGGTCACAAACTCAGCCGCATATATTGGAACAATTCTCGCAATAACTCTGCACGGCTATATCGTGAAAAAAACATCATCGTTCGCGAGCGTCACAAACTACATAGCAGACGAACCTGCTACATAAAGGAGAAAAAATGGATAGTTCAATCTTAATTGCAATCATATCAGCAGCAGCAACCATTGGCGGCGTTATTATCACAACCAAAGCAAACGGCAGGGAAATATCGCACAAACTCGAAACACATCAGGCAGTAATCGACACCAAGATTGACAACTTGGCGGCAGCAGTAAACCGGCACAATCATTTTGCCGAACGTATGCCGGTAGTCGAAGAACAGATAAAAGTTATAAATCATCGGCTCGAAGACCTCGAAAGGAGCAGTAAATGAAAGAGAAGTTATGCAAGTTAATTGACGTAAAGTCTCTCGTGACGCTCACTCTCACAGCCGTTATGGCGTATCTGAGTATATCAGGAAAAGAAGTATCGGAAACCTTCAAGACGATCTACGTTATGATAATAGGTTTTTACTTCGGAACTCAGAGCAACAAAAAGCAATGAAAAAAAGGCAGCTATTCGGCTGCCTTTTCCTTTGCATACTGTTCTATTTTTTCAATGCACCAGCGTTCAAGGTATGGAGCTGGTTTACGTTCTCCATAGCACCAGTTATGAAACGTTCTCAATGGGATTTCTTCAGCTCGTGCAAACTCAGACATTTTAATGCCGTGCTTGTCAAGGGCTTCTCGAATAGCGTTCTTTTCATTCATAGTCAATGTACCTCGTTTCCTTTAATTTCTGCTCGAATAGTTTAGCTTTGCCATAGAAAAAACCAGACTTGTAATCGCTGTCGGCTGATCTTGATAGCCGCATATACATCTTCGCTGCACGCCTATAGCGTAGTCGCTTTTTTAGTATATCCAGCTTTGGCGAGATCATATCCGCAAGCTGAATCAAGATAAAAAGCCAAAGAGTGACCTGAATAATAGCTGTCATTGATTTCACTTCTTTCTGAAATTATTCTTATAATACGTCTCGATACAAGCTTTTGAGCTTTCAACGTCCTTTTTCTGAGCTTCTTGCATAGCTTCCAGCTGCCTGCGGTACGCCCTGTAGTTATCACAGAACTTGTGACAGCCTATCTGCCTATTTTTGCATTGGTAACATAAACAATCAATCATTTGCTTTAACTCCCTTCAAAATCGCCGTTAAATACGTTGTAGATTTTACATAGTAGTTATATTGCTGTACTCCTGAGAACGTCCTACAACGCATTGTGGACGCTCTCAGAAGCATTGTATGTATTAGTAGTTTATAATCTCAACCATTCCTGAAGCTGTCTCTATGAAATGACCTTCAATGTCCATATCTCTGCCGTATGCTTCAAAGTCGAAGTACATTCTCAGATCATCAGGAATTGAAGACAGCAGCCCTGTTTCGTCTGCATACATTTCAGCAACATCTGCCATTGTATAGCAGCCGTCGTACAATCTGTATTCGTAGTCCTTCACCTTTTGAAGTGCTTCATCAGTAGCAAGCCCAGCGTCGAGCATTGCCCCGAAGGCTTCAAGCTCGTATTCGTCAAGGTTTGAAAGTTCTTCTGCAAGCTCGTTCAGATCATCAATGTTTGAGTATTCCTTTATTTCAAGTCCGTTTATGTCTGTCTCATAGTCGCTGATAAAAGCTTCTTCGTACATAGTACCGTCTGCAACTCCGATCTCGTCGTAAGCTGCGTATATTTCCTCAGTAGTAGCAGGAAGCACCAGCCTTGTGAATATCAGCTCGCCTTCGTTGTATTTTCCTAAGTTAGTTAAACAAATTTCAATCATTTTTCTCGTCCTTTCGTTTTCTCGGTTTTGGTTTTGGTTTTGGTTAAATTTGTGCGGTAATACTCATCGGGATACCGCAGACCCGAAGCCGTTTTTCCTCACGCCCTACAAGGTCAAGCACTTTAGAATACATCGGCTTGCTAAACGTACCAAGCTCTTTACACCGTGTACAGGTCATTGGGTGTCCCTCTCTGTCAAACTTCACTTCGGTTTGATTCTTGCGGTTTATTCTTCTTGGATTTTTATAGTAAAGAACTATTACAAGCCTTACCCGTCCTGCCCTTATTTAGCTGCTTTAGATATTTGCCTATTTTTTATTCAGCTTTATTTCATCAGGAATTTGGCTCAGTTTCCTTTCGTACTCAATCACCATACTTGTGAGTTGTTCTTTTCTATGTCTTTATTATATACCCTTTGAGCATAAATGTCAATAGTTTTTTGAAAGTTTTTTGCCAATTGAGCATATTTGTAAGATGTTACAAAAAAGAGAAGTGGTGATTGTTTAAGATCACCACTTTGTCATATTATCTCGCAAGAACTTCCAGCACACAATGAAGGAAGAAATTTTTGATTTGTTCTTCTGTGCCTTCATTATCTGTGCAGATAATCAAAGTATAATTACCGGCACAATTTGAATATTTTACTGTGAAATTCATAAACGTCCTGCCGTCCATAGCCTTCTTGATCTTCTCGCAAGTCGTAAGGCTGAAATTGCCCAGCTCCGTAAATACATATTCTTTCATTAGCCCTCGCCGCCTTCCTCGTCCTCGTCGTCGTATTCTTCAAATGAGTAGTCGTCAATATTTCCATATGTATATCCGTTGTCGTGCTTCAGGAATACCGGAGTGTCCTCGTCGAACTGTTCCAGATATGCCATTAATTGAGCTACAGTCATAGTGTCGCCGCACTGAGCAGGGTTGTAACCGTTTCTTCTTCCTTCAATAAATAAAGCTTTCATAATTCATCAACCTTTCTGCCGGATTTAGCCGTCCGGCTCGGCTTGTAGAATTACTTGTAAATTATTTCATTAGTTATGCCGTTATCATCAGTTGCTATAACTTTTACGCTTCTTATATATGGCTCATTGGATTCATTTTTTGCAACAAGTTCAGCCCTTTTTGCATTAGTTGTTGCGAAACATCTTCTGAATCTTTCTTTACTATTATGCTTTGTCATAATTATAAAAGTTGTCATACATTTTACCTCTTAATCTTTCTGCCTTTTGGCTGGGCTTTGGTTTGTTTCTGTGATTATATAATACACC